GACATTCGCCGCCAAGGTACCTTGATGGTCGCTAAGTACGCTATGGGTCACGGTATCCTGCGTCCTGAGTGCGCTATCGAATTGGGCACTGGCGCGGTCTAACCACACCTAAGTAAACCTAAGGGGAATCTCTGAGTAATCAGGGGTTCCCCTATTTTTTATGGATTAGCAATGGCTACTGTACTGACCCCAACAACGGAACTCGAAGCCGTAAACACCATCCTTTCTGTGATTGGTGAGGCACCTATCTCCTCCCTAGCTTCAGGGGCAGCGGTGGCAGATGCTGTAACGGCAAGGGCTGTTTTATCTGAAATAAGCCGCGCGGTTCAAAGCCGTGGATGGCACTTCAATACCGATAAAGAATTACCTTTATCTCCCGCTGCATTTACGAACGAGATTACCCTCCCGAGTAACTGTCTCCGTGTGGATACCGTCTCGGAAGATTTTGATGTTGATGTGACCCAGCGAGGCACACGGTTGTATGACCGAAAGAAACACACATACGAATTTACGAAGTCCCTAAAAGTGGACATGGTTGTCCTATTGCCTTTTGAGGAACTCCCAGAGACTGCCCGTCACTACATCACTGTACGTGCCGCACGGGTCTTCCAAGCACGAACTGTAGGTTCCGATGCGCTGTATGAGTTCACTGCCCTCGATGAGAAGGATGCGTTTATCGCCCTTAAGAGAGCTGAAGGTATCACAGGTGACTATAACATCCTGACTGGCAATAGCACAGTTTATCGAACCCTCAATAGGTATTGATTATGGCACTGATTTCTTCATCCATCCCGAATATGGTGAACGGGGTTTCTCAGCAACCCTTTACGTTAAGGCTAGCTTCCCAAGCCGAACTGCAAGAGAACGGCTTAAGCACCACTTCGCAGGGCTTGAGGAAACGTCCACCAACCAAACACATTAAGAAGATACTCTCAGGGAGTGTCTCTAACGCCTTTCTCCACACTATCAACCGCGATGAGGTGGAGCGTTATGTGGTCATTATTACTAATGGTGACCTCAAAGTATTTGACCTTGCAGGTAATGAGAAAACAGTCTCCTTCCCCGCAGGAAAATCATATTTATCCGCTGCGGAACCAAACTCCTCATTCCGAGCAGTGACGGTAGCGGACTATACATTTATCGTGAACAAGGGTGTGACGGTAACCCCACGCACAGATCGTTCTACTGCCCGTCCCTATGAGGCACTTATTAGTGTCAAGGCAGGTAACTATGGTAAGACATACTCTGTGCTTATTGATGGCACCACCCGTGCTACCTATACCACACCTGATGGCTCTAACGCCTCTCACACAGCGAACATTTCAACCGACTATATTGCGACCCAACTTTATAATGGATTAACCTCTTGGGGCGGTGGGTTTAGTTTTGCCCGATACGGCTCTGTAATTCACATCTCCCGTTCAGGTTCAGACTTCAGCATCCGTGCTGAAGATGGCTTTAACAACGGAGCCATGACTGCCCTGAAGGATCAGATCCAGAAGTTCTCAGATCTACCTGCCAACGCAGGTGTCAACGGGTTTGCCGTAGAGATTATCGGGGATAAGAACAACGGCTTTGATGACTTCTGGGTGGAGTTTGACTCCTCTGGTACTGGAGCTTGGAAAGAAACCCTGAAGCCAAACGAGCTACTGGGGTATACTGGTTCCACTATGCCACACCAGCTTGTGCGTAACGCTGATGGTACATTCACATTTAACGTAGTGTCCTGGGTAGATCGTGCCTTTGGAACCGTAGATACCAACCCTGATCCATCTTTCGTTAACCAGAAGATTGGCGATGTGTTCTTCTACAGGAACCGCTTAGGTTTCCTCTCGGATGAATCCGTAGTCTTCTCTGAGGCTGGTAAGTTCTTCAACTTCTACCGCAATACCGTTACAGAGCTTCTGGACTCCGATGTGATTGACGTTCAAGTCAGCCACACGAAGGTCTCTAAGTTGATCCATGCGATCCCCTTCAACAAACAGTTGCTGTTGTTCTCTGCTCAAACACAGTTCGTGGTGGACTCAGGTGACCTCCTGACACCCACAACGATCTCGATCAAGCAATCTACTGAGTTTGAGACTAACACCCGCGCAGAACCTGTCGGCTTTGGTAACAACATCTACTTTGCTGTAGATCGGGGTAACTACACGGGTATTCGGGAATACTATAGTATTGACCAGTCCACTGGTACCAACGATGCCGCTGATGTTACAGCACACGTTCCCAGTTATATTCCTGGGGGCTGCTTTAAGATTGCCGCTGGTTTGAACGAGGACATCTTGGCGATCCTGTCTACAGATAGTCCCAATGACATCTACGTGTACAAGTTCTATTGGCAGAATAATGAGAAGCTACAAAGCTCTTGGTCTCGCTGGACGTTCCCCTCTGGGGATAATGTACTGAACGTGGACTTTATTCTCTCAGATATGTATTTGGTTATCCAGAGATCTGATGGTGTGTACTTGGAGTCACTCTCGGTCAACAGTGGGTATATTGAGGCTAACGAGCCGTACACTGTACACTTGGATCGGAAGATGACGGTTTCCTCTGGTGATCTCACCTTTGATGGTACCTATACCAACATCCCCTCAGCCAACCTTGCTGGTTCTATTCAGACCTCTGAGTGGGAAGCTGTGGTAGCCACAGGTCAACCTAAGAAGGCAGGTATCCGCTTACCGCTGGAATACACCGTTACAGGTGCACGGATCTTGGGAGACTACTCGGACTCAGATCTGGTTGTAGGTAGGAAGTATACCTTCCGCTATACCCTCAGCCCAATCACGGTGAAAGTTACCGCTGGTCAAGGAACGAAATCAGATACAACTGGTCGCTTACAGCTCCGTAACATCCAGATTAACTTCAACGAAACTGGTTACCTTACTGCGGATGTTACCCCAGTAAACCGCCAGACTTACACCTACGTGTACTCAGGGAAAACCCTAGGCTTGGCTTCCTCTACAATTGGAGCGGCTAATCTAGAAACAGGCAAGTTCAGATTCCCAGTATTGGCTAGGAACACAGATGTTACTATCGAGCTGAAATCGGATGCGCCCTTACCCCTGTCACTCCTGAGTGCCGACTGGGAAGGAATGTATGTTAAACGAAGTAAAGGGGTCTAACCCTATACTGCTACCAGCTATGAGGGGGGACTGCCTCCTCCTAGCGAAAACTTTAAGAGAAGAGGATAAGGTCGAGCTAACCCACGCACTTGGGTTATCCCCCGAACAGTCCCTTCTCTACTCCTATACCGCTTCAGATAATAGTTACACAGCTTGGCTGGGTGATGAGATTATTCTCATGTTTGGTGTGGGAGGGATACCTGGTCAGTATGGGTCACCATGGATGCTTGCCTCAGATCTCCTGATGAGTGTGAAGATGACCTTTATTAAACAGTGCAGACCCTATGTAGAAGCTCTCGCGGACTCCTATGGGTATCTAGAGAACTATGTATGGGCTGGTAACACAGGTCATATTCGATGGCTCAAGTGGCTAGGATTTCACATATGTGAGCCAGAGCCATACGGAATTAACGGTGAACCGTTTCACAGATTTTTTATGAAGAGGTAATTTATGTGCCCACCACTATTAGCAGGTTTAGGTGCTGCGGGTGCGGGAACTGCTGCTGCGGGTGCCGCTACAGGTGCCCTAGGGCTGTCCCAAGCAACCTTAACAGGTTTGCAGATGGCAGCATCCGTTGGTGGTTTGTTTGCCCAGATGCAACAACAGCAAGCCCAAGAAGCCTACAACCGACAACAATACGAAAGCTCAATGCAAGCATGGCGGCAGAACCAAGCCTACTCTGCATTGGAGAAAGTTACTGAAACAGCGAACTATGCCGAACAAAAAGTAGTAAACGACTCTGCCATGCGTAGAGCGATGGCTACTGCTAAAGTTTCTTCGGGAGAAGCTGGGGTAGCTGGGTTATCCGTGGATGCCCTGTTAGCCGATATTGGAGCAAAAGCTGGTCGAGATAACACAGTAGCCCTGGTCAACCGTGATCGCCGTAATGTGGCAATTGATGCCAGTGCCGCGAACAACTACTCCGCCATGGCTAGTCAGATCAACTCACTCCAAACTCCCAAACAACCAGATTATCTTGGTGCCGCCCTTAAGATCGGTACCGCTGATTACGACTATACTAAGGCTACAGGACGTAGCTTTTTCGCTTAAGGAGCATATATGGCTAGGGTACAGGTAGATTACCAAAGCAATCCCGTGGGGTTGCAGACTGTCTCTGCCCCTAGAATTTCCGCTGTACAGGCTCGAAATGATCCACGAGGATCTTCGGGGTTTGCATTAGCTGAGGCTTTAGGTGCAGCCCAACCTATTCTGGAAGATTTCAATAAGAAATACCAACAGGATAAACTACAAGAACAAGCATTAAAGATTGATGCTTACAAAGCTCAATTCCTACAGGATCACCAAGGTGGTGCTGTATCCCAAGCACAAGTCCGTGAGCGTTTCCCTGAGACTGTCCCAATTATTGCCGCACGTATTGCGGAGTCAATTGGTATGGAACAAGGTAAAAAGGCTACCCAAGGTATCATTGAAGAGATCATGGGCAACGATGCCCTGCGTCTTGATAGTACCGCCCGTAATGCGTTTATTACGAAGAAACGGGCTGAGATGTTTGGCTCAGTCGGTGAAGGTAATGACTTTTACCTAAATGGTTTTACCAAATCCATTGATGCAGAACTGAACCAATACGAAAATAGGTGGCAACAAGATACTGCCAATTATCACCAAGAAGTCCAAGCACAGACCTTTAAACAAGAGGTTGTTGGTGCGCTGATGAACAACGGTGACTTGATGGCTGTGGACTCGAAGTGGAAGGGTTCTTCCTCCCTCAACAATATCGAGCGAAATAAGCTGGTTATTGATGCGGTAACAGAGCAAGCCTTTGTCGCAGATGACCCCAGCCTACTGGATAAAATCCCAGTACGATTCCTAAACGCTGAGAGCCGTGCCGCTATAGAAAAATCTAAAGCTCAGATTCAAGCTGCCCGTATGACTAAAATACGGGATGCTAAGGCGTTGGCGGATTGGAAGCGTGATGAGCAGTTACGCACATCTAAAATTGATATGTTGAATGGTATGGTCAACGGTCAGCCACCTGACCCAGCGCAGTATGCAAATAACCCCGATGCCTTTGAGTTTGCCTTGCGAATCCAGAGTGCTGAGTTGGTGAACCCTGTTCAGAGTAAAGCTACCGCAAGTGCTCTTCGGGAAGAGTTCCTTACCTCAGCAACAATTGATAGCTCAGTTAGCCCTCAAACAATGCGGGAGCGTATTCTTTCCGCTCCAGGTATTAACGCTGCCGATAAAGTGGCATTGCTTAATGAAGTTCCACAGTTGGCTGATGGGCTGATTGCACTGAATGATCCAGCAATTCGCCGCATCTTTACAGATCGCTTGAACCCCCGCCTGACTGCCTTAGAGAATAGTCCAAATGCTCAGATTCAAGGGCTACTCAATGGGCGTAACCTCCGCTCAGAAGTTCTCAAAACATATGATGCAGAAATCCGAGCAGGGTTCTTGGCGTATTACGAAGATAACAAGAGGTATCCCACAGGCAAAGCCAAGCAAGATATTATTGATCAAGCTACTGAACGGGCTGAGAAGCAACTGCAAGAGCTTACGAGTATTAAGAATCTTAATACTAACGCTGCACCAGCGGCTCCTGCTCCTGCTGCACCTGCTACGGCTAATCCCCAAGCCCCTACAGCTAACCAACTACCAACAGTTTCCACGGAAGCTCAATATAATGCGCTTCCCGCAGGAGCGAGGTTTGTAGATCCGCAAGGTAAGATACGGCAGAAACCTAAGCCAGAGGAGAAACCATAATGGGATGGCAAGATGCACCACTTGTACAGGAAAAACCCCCTGCATGGGCGAGTGCTCCCCTAGTTGGGGAGACTTCCCCACAGGTTGCCCCACAGACACCTGTGGCTACCCCTGAGGTTCCTGTCTACAAACCTTTTTCAAAGGTACGTACCGACATTGACCCCACATCACTCAACACAGATCCTGACTGGATTGCCGCCTCCAAACGTCTCTATGAGGTAACACGTAGAATCCCCTTTTCAGGGACTGATAGTGAAGCCGCAGAGTATGGTAAGGATGCCATGGGGATGTTTAACTACAACCTAGTGGCAATGGGCGTAACCGCTAACGCTATTGTTGAGCGGGGAGATCAAACTGATAAGGAAGCCTTCCTGTTCCTCATGGATACCTATGACAACACCAATGTGTCATGGGAGGGAACTGGGCGTTTCTTCACAGGTATTGCCACTGACCCTACTACCTACGTTGGTCTGAGCACCCTCGGTGCAGGTCTCATTGGTAAGGGGATTGCCAAGGAATCAGGCAAGGCTGGTATCAAAGAACTCTTAAAGAGGGGTATTGGTCGAACTGGTGTGGTCGCTGGACTGGAAACAGGTATTGTCTCAGCCGCTGATAACACAGTGCGCCAAGGAATCGAGGTAGCCGCTGGGCGTAAAAGCGAACTCTCCCTCACCGAGTTAGCTGCAAAGACAGCTATTGGTACTACGGCTGGGGTAGTCCTTGGAACCTCTGCGGATGTTGCTGTAAGCAAGATTACGCAGGTTCTCACCAAGGAAGTGCCCACAGCTAAAGTAGAACCAAAACTTGATGCCAATGCACAGGTTGACCCTGCGGTAGATACCAAAGTTGAACCCACAATGGATGGGGTAGTTCCTGAGGTAAAGGCTCCCGCCAAACCCGCCCTTGATCCTAAGGATGATGTCCTGAAGAACGGTGGCTATGTCATCCCAGTAGATGAGGTAGCAAAGGTTGGTGATGGTGCCAACTCCCCTTGGTTAACCGCTGAGGGTAAGGTTGTTGGTACAGGTCAGGATCACCTCAGTGTTATCTCTGAGAACAGCGATACCTACAGCGAACATATGCTCAAGACTGGGGATATTCGTGCATCTTTCTATGAGGATGCTGTAGAGGGATACGTAATTACGCTCCACGTTGCTGAGGGTCAGAACCTTACAGCCAAGCAGATTGATACCATTAAAGAGATCAGCGATGCCCGTGGTGGAGACGTTAAGATTCTCCTTGGAGAAAAGAACGGGTTGGTTAACCCTGATTATGTCCCCGTCACGATTGATGATCTCTTGGCACGGTCACGTAACCCTAAGCTGGGTGATAACCTCACCGCTAAAGAGATTGCTGATGCCGAGGCTCGTAAGCAAAAAGGTCGCTTACCTGAGGACACACCTCCCAACCTAGATGGGAAAACCCCCGTCAACTTGGACGTTCCT